ATCCGCGTCCTCGGCGGCGACGAAGTCTGGCTCTGGCCGAAGGGTCACTTGAACGAAGCCCTTGCCCGTCGCACGGCGTTCATCTGGCAGGGCAAGTCGCTGCTCGTCTCGCAAGGTGGCGTCGAAGGCGACGATATCACCGACCTGTGGAACCAGTCCGACCGCCGGGAGTGGACGTTCAAGTGTACGCAATGCGGTACGCGCCAAGCATGGGAGTGGGAGCAACTGATCTACCCCGAGGACGCCAAGGAACCGAACGGCTGGAACTTGGACAAGGTCAAGGCCGGCTGCACCTACGAGTGCAAGTCCTGCAAGCACCGCTACCGTGACTCGTTTGAAGTCCGTGCCGAGTTGAACCTGACCGGCGAGTACATCCCCATGAACCAGAACGCTCCCAAGGGCGTCGTCGGCTTCCATTGGAATTCACTCTGCGCTCAATGGGGCTTGGACTGGGGCAAGCTCGCTGAGATGGCCATCCGTGCGAAGCAGGCTTTCGAGGAACACGGTGACGAGGTTTCGCGCCGGGAGTTCAAGCAGAAGCGTCTCGCACTCAGTTGGGCGGACGACCCAGACGACGGCGGAGGAGAAGTCATGCCGCAGGGATACAAGATGCTCGATCTGTGGGAACAAGAGGGCTACATGGTCGACGGCAAACTCGCCGAACCTCCCTTCAGGGACGAGTACAAGAAGGCCAAGCAGTTCGCCAAACTCCGTTTCATGGCGGTCGACGTGCAGCGTAAGGGCTTCTACTGGGTCGTCCGTGGCTGGGCTATCGACGGCAAGTCCCGCATGGTGCAATGGGGCTACTGCGACACCGAAGAGCAGTTGCGCGAAGCCCAGAAGAAACTGGAGGTGCTGGACTCCTTCGTGTTCGTCGATTCGGGCGACGGCCCGAACACCGACACCGTCTACCGTATGTGCGCGAAGTTCGCCTGGAACGCCACCAAGGGGTCCGGCCAGAACGAGTTCCCGTGGCGTATCCAGACGCCCTACGGCATCAAGGTGGCCTATCGCCCCTACGCCCGTGCCAAAGTAATCCAAGTCGGCCAGACGTCCTGCAAACTGTACCTGTTCTCCAACCTGTATTTCAAGGACTCCATGACCCGCCTCCGCCGCGCAGGCCACCACACCTACCCCGAGGACGCCGGCGAGGAGTACCGCAAGCAGATGCAGTCCGAGCATCGCACCCGCCAAGCCAACGGCCAAGCCGTCTGGCTGCCCATTGGAGACCGTGCGAACCACCTATGGGACGCCGAGGTCATCGGGATGCTCCCCGCCCTCATGGCCAAGCTCATCGGCCGTGGCAAGAACCGCAACGGCAAACCCGAGGACCGAAAGCCTGACGAGAAGGCCGAGGAAGAAACCGCTTGACGACCTCCGCCTGGTCGGCACATTCAACTCAAGTCGTCCTGCCCTTCAGGAAAAAACCACGGGTGGCTCTTGTGGATCGTTGCATGGGGGGGCAGGACGGCCCTTTTACACAGGGCTAAACGCAAATGGCGCGTCCCCAAGGTATCTTCCTTATTTTCGATATTTGCGACATCCTTGAGATTGTCGCCAAGGCGAAAGAACTCCTCAAGCAGGGGAAGACCATGATGGAGTACTCCGACTCCGGCACCAGCGTCGTAAAATCGTTCCCCATGGACATCTCGACCGTCCTTGTGGAGGCCCGTTACGCCCTGATGGTCAAAGACCCCCAGACCTACGGTGCCGTCGACCGTGTCCGGGTGATCAATATGCTTAACAACTTCCGAGGACTCTGATGCGACCCAAAAAGACCAAGAAGCCTGCGGTTCCGCAGGTGAAAGCCCCTAAACTGCCGAAGGGAGCCGCTTCGCCGGTTCCGCTGAAGCAGGCGTCTGGCGGCGGGTCTGGTCCGGGCATCTTCTCCAATTTCGAGTCCGCCAAGTTCAGCAACAAGCGTTCTTGGATTTGGTCTTCGTGGCCGCAGGACTTCAAGAAGACCATGACGGTCTTCGACCGCATGGAGACCACGCGCAAGATGCGCTGGTTGGAACTCAATGCGGGTCTGATCCGTCAGGTGCTGTCCGACATGGCCCTCTACACCGTCGGCTCGGGCATCAAGGCCCAGGCTCAGTCGGGCGACGAGATGTGGGACGACGCAGCCGAGGCGTATTTCAAGCAATGGGGTCAACGCGCCTGCGACATCACCGGCCGTTATTCTTTCTTTGAACTTCAGCACATCTGCTGCCGCCTGATGGATCGTGACGGCGAGTGCTTCATCATCAAGACCCGTGGCCCTGGCGGTGAACCCCGCCTTCAGGTCATCGAAAGCCACCGGGTCGGTAACTCGTCGAACAACGAAGTCCCGCCCGGGATGGTCGACGGTATCCTCTTTGGACCGTATGGTCAGCCGATTTCATATAACGTCATTCGGTCGGATGGGTCTTCCCGTCTCGTCCCGGCCAATGCGGTCCTCCACTTGTACGAACCCGAGCTGGCTTCGGGTGCGCGAGCCTACAGCCCCCTCCAGCACTCGATCAATAATCTGGTCGATATGTTGGAAATCCTATCCCTCGAAAAGCTCGCCGTGAAGACGGCGTCGGACATCACCCGCACGATCACCCGTGAGAACCCGAACTTCGACGGTAGCCAGTCCGATTTCGAGGCGTTCGGTATGCGTCCTCAGGATTACGGCGACGGCATGACCGACCCGAGCGAGGCTTCGACCTTCCTCGGTGGAAAGGTGCTGGCTCTGGCCCCCGGCGAACGCCTGGAGTCCTTTGAGTCCAACCGCCCGAACAAGACCTTTGACGGTTTCATCGAACACCTTGAGCGTGACTCGCTGGCGGGTATGCTCCCGTACGAATTCACGGCGAACCCGACCAAGGCAGGCGGCGCGGTCATGCGTTTCGTGGTGGCCAAGGCTGACCGCAAGTTCTCCCATCGCCAGCAGGTGATGGTGCAGCGTTTCCTTACCCCCGTCTGGGGCTACGTCATCGGCTGTGCGATCAAGGACGGATTCCTCCGTCCCACCGAAGCCTGGACGAACGTGTCGTGGACGACCCCCCGCAAGGTCACCGTCGACGCCGGCCGTGACGCCCAGCAGAACCGTCAGGACATCGAGTCTGGCCTCAAGACGCTTACCCAGAACTATCTGGAAGAGGGCGAAGACCCGAAGGAACAGATGCGAGCCAACGCCGCCGAAAAGCGTTACCTCCTCGACCTGTCCAAGGAGTTCGACGTCCCGCTGTCGATGCTCTACAAACCCCAGAACGTCGCCCCCGCCGACATCAACGCCTCCGTCGGCGAAGAGCAGAAGCAGACGTTCATGGACGACGGCGAAAAGGTCGTGGTCGATGACGTCGACCCGGACGACGAAGAAACTTCCAAAGAATAACCAATGTATTCCCTTTCCAACGCTTTCAAGACCTACGCGCCAATCCTCATCGAGCCGGCGAAGGCCAAGGCTTACCTCGACAAGGTGGCCGAAATCTCCCCCGCCGACCTGAAGGCGAACGGCGACATCGAGGACATGATGGAGATGCTCTTCGGCCCCCGCCCGATGCTGGTCAAGTCGGGCGACTTGGCAATCATCCCGGTCAAGGGCGTCATCGGCTCTGGCCTCACCGAGCTGGAAAAAATGATGGGTGCTACCGACGTCGAGGACGTCGAGGAAATGCTTGAGGAAGCCCACCGTGACCCCGAGGTCGAGGTGATCATCTTCGACTTCGACTCGCCTGGAGGCACCGTCACCGGCGTCCCTGAACTCGCCGCCCGTATCCGCGCCTGCGAAAAGCGGACCGTCGGCTGGACCTGCAAGCAGTCCTGCTCGGCATCCATGTGGCTTATGAGCCAATGCGACGAAGTCTACGTCAGCCCGTCCTCCGTGGTCGGCTCCATCGGCGTCTACATCCCGATTTACGACATGAAGGCGGCTTACGCCGAGGAAGGCATCTCGGTCGACCTCATCAAGGCTGGTTGGGCTAAGGGTGCTGGCTTCGCCGGCACGTCGATGACCCCCGAGCAGCGTAAACTCTTCCAAGACGACGTCGACGAGACCCACGCCTGGTTCATCAGCGACGTCAAGGCCGTCCGCTCCTACGCCGACGAAGCCGATATGCAGGGTCAATGCTGGTCTGGTAAGAAAGCCGCCGAGAAGGGTCTTATCTCCGGGCTACTGAACACCTTTGACGACCTCCTGATGGCCATCTCCCCCGAGGAGTACGCCAAGTACGAACGCGCGGAGAAGCAGGTGCCGTCGACCGGCCCCGCCGGCTACGCCCAGGCGGCTGACGTCTCGCCCGAGCAGGGTGACGACGAAGACGGCGTCGCGCCGATCTCGGACGACAAGAAGAAGAAAAAGAAGAAAAAGAAAAAAGAAGACGGTTCGGAGTCCGATGAGGACGAAGAAGAACCCGAAATCCCCGACGACGGATGCCCCCCCGTCGACACCGACTGTAAGCCCAAGGCTTGACACTTGGCTAAAACCAACATGACGCTCGAAGAACGCCTGAACTCGCTGAAAGAAGCCTTCACCGGCAAGACCGCCGAGGTCGAAGCCAAGGCCAGCGAAGTCGCCTCCCTGTCCGCCAAGGTCGAAGAAATGACCGCTGCGATGTCCGCCAAGGACGCTTCGCTCGCCGAGTTCTCCGCCAAGGTCGCTGACCTGTCCGCCAAGCTCGCCGCCGCCGATGAACTTCGCGCCAAGGCCGAAGCCCAGGCCAAGGAGATCGCCTCCTCGCAGGAAACCGCCGGCAAGAAGGCCGCTGCCATCGCCGCTTCCGTCGGCGTGACGCCCGTCGAGGTCACCCCCGCCGAAGCCGCTGTCGCCTCCAAGAGCGACGAGGACATCACTCAGGAATGGGTGGCCCTCAAGCAGAAGGACGGCAAGGCCGCTTCCGAATTCTACAGCAAGAACCGTGTGGCGATCCTTCGCTCCGCCGGCCTTCGCTAATCCTTTTCAACCCCCCACTAATACACCACTATGTCTAACAGCATTGGCGGCTTGACCCTCCAGCTCGTCGCTGAAGAGTCCCTCCGCACCCTCGTCCCCGAACTCGTTCCCCTGACGGAAATCGCCGTCACCGACTTCGGTAACTACGTCGCCGAGCGCGGCACCACGGTTCACACCCGTTACGCCGGCTCCTTCACGGCCACCACCTTCAACGCCGCCAACGGCTTCGTCCCCTCGGACGCTGTCTCGACCGACGTCCCGGTGACCATCGCCGACCTCAAGTATGTCGACGTCGCCTTCACCGACTACGAAGCGTCCACCCTCAGCCTGGAACGCCTCCGTCGCCTCTTCTTCGCCCCGATCGCCAACGCCGTCCAGAAGTCCCTGTTCGACGAAGTGCTGTCCAAGGTGACCGCCGCCAACTTCGCCAACGAAGCCTACTCCGGCGCGACCAGCGGTTTCACCCGCATCGCCGTGGCCAACGCCGCCAAGAACCTGACCAAGGCCAACCTGCCTCACATCGGCCGCAAGCTGCTCATCAGCCCGGACGCCATGGGCCAGCTCGTCCAAGACCCGTCTGTCGCCCAGACGTTCTCCTACGGCAACAGCGACGTCATCCAGAACAACTCGATCAGCAAGCAGCTCCACGGCTTCTCCGTCTCCGAGTACAACGGTTTCCCCGTCTCTGGTACGCCCTTCACCGAAGGTCTCAACGGCGTCGCCTCCTGCAAGGAAGGTCTCGTCATCGTGACCCGTGTTCCCGCTACCCCGACCACCGGCGGTGGCGAACAGATGGTTGTTCAGGACCCGGACAGCAAGTTCTCCTTCGCTCTCCGCTACTGGTACAACTGGCAGGCTGGTAAGCACAATATGTCTGCCCTCTGGCTCGTTGGTTCGGCTGTCGGTAACCCGAACGCCCTCCAGCGCATCGCCTTCACGTCGTAATCTTTCGGGGGAGTTTAAAATCCCCCAAAGCGACAATGCGAGACCCTCTCCCCACGCCATGGGGGGAGGGTTTCTTATTTTGACAATGGGCTAAACCCATGTCGGGAATCACGGACGAATGGGCGGTAGACGCCTCGGAAATCCTTTCCGAGATTCCCAAGGCCGTGACCGTCAAGAACGTCCCAGGCGGCACCCCAGTAGCCCTTAACGCCCTGATGACGCAGCCTGCGATCATGCAGGACTTGGAGACGGGCGGCTTCCTGAACCAGACCTCCTTCGACATGAAGTTCCTCCGCGCCGACGCTCTGGCCAATCCGGGGCTGATTGCGTTCGGGAATGTCGTGGCCTATGGCGGACAGGAGTTCCGCATTATGACCGTGACGGACCGCACCCCGTCGGCCTGGGTGATCGTCAAGGTACAGACCAAGGTACAGTAATGGCCCTCGTCGTAGAGGTCGCCAAGGGCGTCAAGGTGGACTACACCCAGTTCGCCCAGCATCTGGCTATCTACAAGTTGGTCATGCGTAAGTCTTCCGAGGAAATCGTGAAGCAGCAGGCTCGATTGTTCGCGCAGGATATGTGCGACTTCACCCCTCCGTTTTCTGGCAAGGTTCCTACGATCCGCAAGGGCGGGGAGGGGGGCTTCGGCAACAAAGCCAAAAAGAAGGGTCAGGACGCAGTCAGCCGTGACGTCCGCAAGATTTTTGCTCCGCTTGCCCAGGCTCCTGCCGCCGGCGTCGCTGGCTATGGCAATCTGGGAGTCTTCTCGGCATGGGTAAACGAGAAGATCAAACTACCCCCTCCCCATTACCCTGACTTCGTTTTCAAGAATTTCGACCGAGGACGCATCATGGGTCAGGGCGAGTTTGAATATTTCAAGCAGGTCGAATCCAAGAAAGGCACCCCCAAGACCCGGTTCCTCATGGGTACTACCACGGGAGCAATCCAAAGCATCCACGAAAAGCGGCGCGGAAAGCCGTCGTATAAGGTCTATGAGACCTCCAAGACCGAGAAGGTGTATGTCGATAACTGGAAGCCCGTCGAATCCTACATCAAGCGTGTCCAGCAGCGCGTCGGCAAACTAAAGTCTGGCTGGTACTATGCTGGCCTCAAGCTGGGGCGTATGCCTACTTCCGCCTGGATTATGAATCAGGGTGCGTCTACCTCGGTATATGCCCCGCGCCTAGGTGGACCTGACCCTGTGATCAAACTCGGCTCCACCGTCGGCCGCAACTACAGCCAAGGCTACCACTTCATGCGGATGGCCATGAACCACCGGGCGTTCGCCATGCGTGTGGCCGTCCTCAAGCACCTCCAGCACCCGCGCAATCACGGCAAACTGCTGGACGTCATCCGCCGGCTCCAAGGCGGCTTCACCCTTACCAATACACCATAATGCCCACCCCTCCCTTCTTCAGTTTCCGAACCACCATCGAGAACAGGGTGGCCCAGTACCTGACCCCGCTGTTCCCAGGCGTGACGGTCAACAAGGGCGTCACCGACGACCTCCGGGTCATCCCGATCATCATCGTCCACGCCGAGTCGAGCAGCAACATCGACGACCTTGGCTCACAGACCCTTGGCAACTACAAGGCCGTGGTCAAAATCTACGTCTACTCCTCGGCCGACGACGAGACCCTTGAAACGCACCGTGCTAGGGTCGTGGAGGTCATTGGAGCCATGCGCGACGTCGCCGGCATCGCCTCCCTCTGGAACGTGTCCACGGACGGCCAGCTCTACGACCTATGGATCGAGAATGACGAGGAAGGCATGAGCCAGCGTCGCTACGGCAACGCCATCGAGTACACCTTCTGGGGCGTCATGCCCCCCGCCCCTTGACACTTGGCTAAACCCATACGACAATGTCTTCCATTGATTACGGCGTAGCACATTTTTATGGTCTGTATGGCACGGTCACCTATGCGACCCTCCAGTCCGACTCCCTGTCCCAGAGCTTCAAGCTCGACGTCGAAGTTTCCGACGAAGAAGGCCGAGTGATCACCGACCGCCTGGACGACCTTTATCAGGAAATCACCCTTGACGGTGTCCTGAAGGATGGAACGACCCCCGCAATCGGCACCCAGTTTACCTACCTTGGTATCCAATGGATTCTGAAGTCCCTTGAGGACAAGGGTACGAACAAGGACTTCCGCAAGGTCACCGTCAAGGGCGTCAAGTACCAGCAGATCGCCTAATAGGGGTGCATCCCAAATGGATGCTCGCTACCTACAGGCTACGACCGTCCTGCCCCGCCAAGATAAGGTGTGCGGCAGGACGCTTCGTCCTTTCTGCCTCCGGCATCGCATTGCCCTTGAGGCAATCAAGTCGCCTTTCCTAGACCCGGCGAATAAGAAGTTCGACCCTGTTCAGGTCGTCATGGCGGCGCGGATTCTGTCCACCTACGACAAGCAGGAGATGGCTCGTCCGCTTTCCTACGTCGAGAAGTGCTTCGTCGCCTACATGGCGATCAACAATAAGTACTATTCGCGCTGCGTCGGGACAATCCTTGGCTGCATCAAGGTCTCCCTGTCCTATCCCAAGTTCTGGCAGAAGGAAGACAAGAAAGACCATAAGAAGTACGAAGACATCCCCTTCCCGCTCTCCTGTGTGGCCAGCCTCTGCCGTAACGGCGTCAGCCTGGAGGAGGCTTGGACCATGCCGGAAGGCGAAGCCGTCTGGATGTCCATCGCCAGCGCGATCTACAACGGAGCCAAGATTAACATCCTCTCGACCGAAGAGGAAAAAGATTTAGAGAATTTCGACGCCCGTATTGAAGCCTACAAAAAGGCGAACAACCTACCCTAAGCCATGGCCGATCTATCAGTAACAATTGGACTAGACCAGAGCGAGCTGGAGAAGGGTCTTGCCGGCGCGGGTAAGAAACTCGGCGGTCTTGCTGGTTCTGTTAATGCTGGAAAGAATCCCTTTGATGCCGCTGCCGGACAACTCAGTTCTGGCATGGGCATCGGCAGTCTTCTTGGTGGCCCTATCGGTGGCGTCATCGGTGCTTTCTTCGACGCCTTCGGTTCTATGATTGGTTCGCTGATGACCAAGATCAAAGAGGTCGCAGAATATGCACAGAAACTCCGACGCATCTCCCTTACTACTGGATTAGATGTCGGACAAGTTCGACAACTTGAGTCCATCGGCATGGCCTTTGGAGTCAGCCTAGAATCCATGTCCCGGTCTGTCGTCGAGTTTACGCGCCGCATGGGCGAGGCTCGCATCAAGGGCGGAGAGGTTACTAACATCCTAGCCAAGATGGGCGTCGGCATGGACGAAGTTGCTGATGGTACCTTTGATCACCAAAAAGCAATGAAGATGTTGGCCGATTCCTACGCCGCCGGCACGGACGAAGCAACCCTGCTTTATTACGGGACGAAGATGTTCGGTGATGCTTTTAAAGAACTACTTCCGATTATCAAGGCCGGCTCTAAGGCCATTGATGATGCCGCAGACAGTTACCACACCGCCAACGAAGGTGCGGTCGGCGCGCTTGGTCGTGGCAAGCAGGACATGGAAAAGTGGGGCCAGGCTTGGGACAATTTCTGGATCAACCTAATCGGTTCTGTGTTTGAGTGGATAGAAGAACTGCAATTTTCTTTCAAAAACTTTTTTACTTTAAGTTCTTGGAATCCTTGGGAAAGTCTTGAGCGAGAAGTAGAGCGTAAACTTGAGAACGCACCCAAGTACATGACCGACGAAGAACGGGCTAAATTTGTTCTTGAAGAAATTGACGACGACAAGAAAGAGGCCGCAAAAAAGGAAATTGAAAAGCAGCTCAAAGGAAACGGCAAAGTCCTTTCCCCTTTCGGAATGGCGGAAGCCGGCGCGGCGTCCCAGATGCAGCAGATGGCCGGTGGCGACATTTTCGGGGCCGTGTCCTTCACCCCCCTTGAACGGATCGCCACGGCGACCGAAGAGACTGCCCGTAACACCGCACCGAAAGACACCCCCCCTCCCCGTACCCCTGACGAAGTAACACGCTAATGGCATCCCCTACTACAATCGGTTACGGAAGTAATCTTATCACGCCTATCGCCCAGCCCGGATGGCAGGTGGAGTCGGACGGGTTCGGATTGCTCCAGGCACAGGTGAAGTTCAAGTGGACGAACAGCCAGCTCCCCATCTTCACCACGACCTTCGCCAAGGGTGCCACCTTTCAAAGCCTGGTCGGAGTAATCACGCCTAGCAACCTGACCCAACTCAAAGTCTGGAAGGCCAATTACGTCTACGAGAAGAACAATGTCGTGACGGTTACCGCCGACTTCTGCGGTATTGATCCGAACGTCAACAGCGGTCAACGCACCAATCCTCAGATGGTAATGACTGGATCGGCTGCTTCCGAACCTATCGAACACCACCCCAACTTCCAGTTGGTCAATTGCACTTCTGGAGGTCTTACAAGGACGCTTGCTGGCTTCCCTACGGGTACTGGATGGGACCCTAGCCCTGTCACTAACCCGAACCGCGCACTCTGGCGTCCAGCCGTCGTCGCCGGCGGTGCTGTTCAAAGTTTCCAGTTCGTCGGATTCCTGCCCAACCAGAACGTCGAGGAGACGGTGTCCAAGGTCAACATTAAGGCCGGCATCAAGAACTACTACAAGCCGTCGAACACGATGCGCGTATTGTTCTACGTCAACAGCCTAGACGTGGCCCTTACCTACGCATCTTATGTCGGATGGGTGACCGACGGCAGCAACTGGAATATCCCTGAAGCCTATCGTCAGCTCGCCACGGGCGGCTACGCCGGTTCGTTCCAATGGAATGAACGATGGTCTTCTCAGATCAATAAGTCCTTCCTTATCACCAACGGCTCCGTCGAAGAGTTTGGCGGCATCTACAAGGTGACGGCTGACCTGATGCTATCGGGTATCTCCGGCTGGGATAAGGATGTTTATCCGAACACCCAGTCAAGCTGATGCGTTCCCTAAGCGGATTCAACAGTTCGGCGGTTCAGGGTTCCTTTGCAAAGGGTCAGCCAATCATGGCCACCGACCTGAACAAGTTGGCTGCGTCGGCCTCTGGAGCGCAGACCATGATGTCGAACGACATCACATACTTCGGCGGAACTACTGGGACTTGCTACGGCCTCCCGCAGGAAGTTGTCCAATCCACCTCGCTTAACCCCCTAGACCCGTCTATCAGCGGAGACAAGGTCACCATCGCCCCAGGCACGGTCAATCGGTACATCCCGAAGATTGGTAGCAACTACATCGACGCAACCCCCGCGCCGACGATCACCGTCACCGACAACGGCTACATCTTGGTCAAGGTTACCTACGAGGTGAACAAGTTCTTCCCGCGCACGGCGGAGATCGTCTTCTTGGCCGTTGCCACGCCGCCGGCCGACACGAACACGGAAAGCCACTATCCTCTGGCCAAGGTCGTGAAGACCACCTCCGGGGGCGTCGACTCGTATTCCCTGACGGGCGTCGGCTTCTTCAACAATGGCAACCTCGTCGTCAACCGCCTGAAGGCCGGACAGAACATCGCCACTTGGTGGTGGGACGTCATCAGTTAAATGGCCGACGCATGGAATCCAGCGACCTCGTACTCGCCTGGTGCCATCGTCACCTATAACGGGCAGACGTATTATCGGAGCCAATACCCTGCGACGGCGACCGGCGGGACGCCTCCTAATCAGGAGATGAACGTCGACAGCGAAGGAGACCCTATCAGGACTTGGACGCTGTACGTCGGAGGTTATACCTACTACCAGCCGAAGTTCCACACGACGTATTTCCGTATCATCGAGCCGCCTCTCAGCTCGGATACCGGCCTTCGTGAATTTCAGTATTCTGGAGATCAGTTTGCCGCAACTAACGCTTATGGAATAATTGGAGACCCTTTGGCATTTGAATACGGAAAGACGGTTGAGGTAGACCAGGCTAAGTCCAACCCCTCCCCGACCCCAGACTCGCCCGTTTGCCCTGCCGAATATTGCGGGGTCGCCATGCAGCAGTTCCAAGAAGGTGGAATTGCAACGTGTGGCGCTGATAGCATCCCCCATCCTACTATCCCTAGGACATACTACATCTTCGTCCTATTCAACCATCCCCTGTACTTCCGACGAACAATCACGGTCTTTACTCAGATTCAGAAGACCGTAACGGTATTCGATCCGCCCGAGACTACGGTGACCTACGAGAATACCTATACGCCCTACGCACCAGACGACAGGAACTATTGCAGTTATACTGCCATGGATTACGGCTCCTACCTAGTTCCGGCTAATGCGGCATTTGAAATCACGGTACCCCCCGACGTAATCACCGAAACGGGTAGCACTACCTACCAGCTCTCTGCCCGAGGGTTCCAAGAAGCCAGCCCGAACGACTGATTTAGGGGTATTGACATACGGCTAAACCCAAACGGCGAACCTATGTCCTGTACCCAGCATCAGTTCAAACGGGGGGTCACCTTTAACGGTGCCGGTACCTATACCCCCGAGGCTGGGTGGCCTTCCTCCCTTACGGGGGTGACCATCGTCACCGCGCTGCGCGACGCCCGGAACCAGCTCCACTACCTCGACGTGGCGATCACCAGCCCGACGACCTTCACCGTTTCGTCCAATCAGACTCAAGAGTGGCACCCAGGCACGGCTTACTGGGACATCCAGTTCTACCAGAACACGACGGAAATCTTCTATTCGGCCACCGTTCGCATCGAAATCCTGCCGAACGTCACCCCTAACCAAGTTTCTACCTGATGGCCTTCACAATCAGCATCAACGACCAAGCCGCCTTTGAGGTCCAGTTCGCTGGCCCCGCCGGCCCGACTGGCCCCCAAGGTCCGCAAGGTCCGCAGGGCATCCAAGGCCCGAAGGGTGACCAAGGTGATCAGGGTCCGCAGGGTATTCAGGGCATCCAAGGTATTCAGGGCGTCAAGGGTGACCAAGGTGACAAGGGAGATAAGGGTGACCAAGGTATCCAAGGCATCCAAGGTATTCAGGGTATCCAAGGCGACCAAGGCCCGAAGGGCGACAAGGGAGATCAGGGCGACCAAGGTCCGCAGGGCGATAAGGGAGACCAAGGCGACATCGGCCCCCAAGGTCCGCAGGGCGTCCCCGGAACCCCAGGCGTCGTCGCAGCCACCGCGCCGCTGGCCTACGACTCTGGCACCCAGACTGTCAGCATCAGCCCTAACCCCAACTTCGACTCTATCTCCATCGCCACTGGGGGCTACGCCGGCTTCCTTCAGAATCAAGTCTTCATCGGCGACGGCATCCTGACGAACTACTTGGACATGACTCAGGGTCTTGTCCTTCAGAACGGTTCAATCACCTTCCCCGACTCGACGTCTCAGACCACGGCGTTCAATTCGTCCGTCCTGCTGCCCTACGCGCTGATCAACTCGCAGGTCTTCACCGGCACCCCGAGCTTGCCCACGGGTACCATCGGCGTTACCCAGCCGACCCTGACGTCGTCGACCCAGTTGGCTACCACGGCCTTCGTCCAGCAGGAACTCGCCGCCGGCACGGCCAACGCTCGCAACCTTGAAGTCCTCGTCCGCAACCAGAGCGGTGCGACGATTCCCGCCGGCTCCATCGTCTACATCAGCGGAGCGACGGGCAACCTGCCCCTTATCTCGCTCGCCCAGGCTAACAACGACGCCAACTCCGCCCAGACCATGGGCTTCGTCAAGACGTCGATTGCCAACAACGGTCAGGGCTACGTCATCGTGCGCGGTGTGCTGGAGAACATCAACACCTCCGCCCTTACGGAAGGCGTCCAACTTTACCTGTCCCCGACGACCCCGGGTGCCTGGACGACCACGAAGCCGGTCGCCCCGCAGCATCTGGTCTACGTCGGCATCTGCATCCGCTCGCATCCGACGCTCGGCACGATTCTGGTGGCCGTCCAGAACGGCTACGAACTCGACGAACTCCATGACGTCCTGATCACGACTCCGACCAACGGTCAGGTCTTGTCCTACGACTCGGTCTCCGGCCTTTGGAAGAACTCGGCTGCTGCCGGCGGTGCGGTCTGGGGGGGCATCACCGGGACTCTCAGCTCGCAGACAGACCTCCAGTCCGCCCTCAACGCCAAGGCGAACCTCTCGGGCGCGACCTTCACGGGCAAGGCGAACTTCACCCCAGTCTCTGGCGTTGCCGGCCTCAACGTCGGCATCGGTGGAACCAGCACGGCCTCGACAACCGCTGGCGACCTTTGGATTGCAACCGGCGGTGCTAACCTCAATTTCCGTGACGGCACGGGAGCATGGAAAGTTCTTGCCGCCCTAAGCAACGGTAACGTCTTTAACGCTCCGCAGACCATCGACACGACGAACAATACTCTTGCCGCCCTGCGCGTGACGCAGAAGGGAACTGGAAATGCCATCGAGGTAGAGGACAGCACGACCCCGGACGCTACCCGCTTCGTCGTCGATGCGAACGGCAAGGTCGGCGTGGGCGTCGCCCCGGATGCGACCGCCGCGCTGAAGGTGGACACTAATGGGATTATGTTCGGAGACGGCACGACGCAGACCACGGCGGCTGCTTTTCCGGGTTCAATTCCAGATAATACAAACCTAGCCAAGACTTGGTTTATTTTTAATTACTTTAACTACATTACTTCTTGGAGTTACGATTCTATTTACAATCAGACTACTGTATATCATACGGGGCCGGATGCGGCAATCCGATCTTACTCAAATGGATTTTATCTTACGGACGGTAATTATACGTTCGGACTGAATAACAATGAAAACCCCGGTTACATTATTTGGAATGGCGACATTACTGACGGAAGTTTAGGACGAACTTTGTATGTCTCAAATGGGGCATCATTCCTTCAATCGCTTACCAAGTATTTTAATTAACATGATCACCGCCATACTCTCCTTCCTCGCCGGCGTCGTCGTCGGCATCCTCGTCTTCCGTAAGAACCGCGCCAAGCTCGACTCCGCCGAAGCCAAGGGCAAAGACCTTCTGGCCGCTCTCAAGGGAGACAAGTGAACCGTGCGTACCCCTCTGGTCATCGCCGTGCTGGCCCTGACCACGGGGTGCAGTATGTTCAGCAAGCCCCATGCTGAGATTCCCAAGCAGCCCGACGCCCCGACGAACCAGAACATCGTCGAGAATGTCGGCAAGGACATCGACAAGGTCGACGGTCGGGTAGCCGCCGCCGTCGCCGTAGCCCGGGAGAACGCCGAGAAGCCCGAGGTCGTCAAAGCCGAGACCGGCGTCGCCTTGTCCTACCTCCCCGCCCCCTCCGAGGCCGACGTCGCCTTCGCCCGTCAGCGAGCAGGCAAGGCCGACCAGAAGGACTACAAGGCGGCGGAAGAGTACGGCAAGAAACTCCTCGCCAAGATCAACGCCGACTGGGCCAGCATGGAAGCCCAGCAGAAGGAGGCCAAGCGTGTCTCCGACATGAAGGACAAGCGTATCGAGGAATTAACGCAGGAGGTCGTCCGTGTTAAGCAGGAAGCCAGTAATAACGTCTGGACGATGACGGGTGCCGGACTCGCCGTCATCGGTGCCTTGATCACCGCCTTCATGGGTCCGAAAATCGGACTGCCCCTCCTGCTCTGCGGTGCCTTCTGCGGTGCCGTGCCGTTCATTATCGAGAGTCCCTATTTCGAGTACATCGCCGGCGGCACCCTCCTAGTCTCCTCTGGCCTCGGCCTGTGGTGGCTGACCGATAAGGTGCGCGACTCGGTCAACAAACAATCCACCCCACCCTCCAATGACGAAGCGACGCCAAAAGAGTAAGGTGGTCTATGTTAAGCTCGGCCGGCAGAAGGCATGGGGCCAGGCGACCATCGGCGAAGGTCTTATCGAGATTGACCCCCGCTTGGGTGCCAAGCGGCAATTGGAAGTCCTCTGCCATGAGCAGGTCCACCTGACCTTCCCCGAGATGTCCGAAGCCCAAGTCGACCGCGCAGGCAAAGACCTAGCCGCCGTCCTATGGGATCAGAGTTACCGCCGAGTCCTCCTTACCCCCAACGCCAAGCCCCCCCGTATTTCGTGAGTGCCGCGCCCATCAACCCCGAGGAAATCCCCCGTGAGGTCAAGGACGGCATCGTCGCCGGAGTTCTCGGTGGCCTTGCCATGGTGGCGCGGCTCCTCCTTTCCACCGAACCCGTCTCGGCCGGCTGGGTCATGCGAAGGGTCGCCGCCGCTGCGATCACCGCCGCCATCGTGGGCTACGCCATTCAAGACCATATCCAGTCGCCTGGGCTTCGCATGGGCGTCGTCGGTGCCGCCGGCTACTCCGCGCCGGAATGTCTGGACTACCTGCTCAAGTACATCAAAGCCCGTGGTCAGTCCGAGGTCGCCAAGGTAACCAAGAAACCCAATGGCAAAAAGAAACCCTCCAAAGGACGCAAGTGAGAAGAACTTGCTGGTGTCGGTCTCTGGGCTGGTAATCGCCTCCGCCCTCGCAGCCCTTATGTCGGCTTGGACGGCCGGCTTCGTCCTAGACCAGTTGCAGTCCACCGAGGCTATGGCCCTCATTATTACCGACGGGGGCATCAAGTCCGACTCCAAGGACTTGGAGCGGAACCTGTCCACCGCCACCCTAGCCCTGCAGACCTGCCGAGATTTGGGCTGGGCTTTGGCTGTGGGCTGTTTGGGGGTCGGGTTGGCAGTAGTAGTCAGACTGAGGAAGAAAGCCCCGCCACGGGCTTCCTAGGGGGCTTTACAGAGGGCTACAGGCATAACGGCTCTCCCCTCTACCGAAAGGCACGGGGGAGTCTTCTTTTGACCCCCCGGCCCTCTCAACGATGGTTTCTCTCGGGGGGTTTTTTACGCCTCTTCCTTGGATGCTAGGCCGTTGGTGTACGGCGGCGGGGTATCCTTGGTTCGCAGGTAGCGGGGCAACCCCCACCGCTTGTGCCAGTTCAGGATTACGTCCATGCGATTAGGGGGGGGGGTAGCCGGGTGATAATAGATGCCACGCTTATTGCCGTGTACCAGCGTCACCGTCTTATCCCCGCTTGCCTTTCGATAAGCCGAGATGCGTCTCATGCGCGGATTGCTGCCGGCACCGAACTTGCAGGACGGAACCTCATGCCCATTGTCCCGAAGCCATTGCATCATGGCGTGGTACTTCTCGTCCGAGATGTGTTCGTGACCGTGACCCTTGGTATAGCCAAGAAACTCGAAAACTCGATTGTACTGCGTACCCCTACCCCAGAGAGATGTGGTCACAAGGTGTTCCAGTTTCTCATGGTAGCGTTGCTCGAAAAAGTCCCCAAGTGTCGGAGCCAGCATCGCACAGAGTTTACCAAGGTTATAATGCCACCCAAGCGGCTGGGCTGAAACGCAGACGCTGATGTCCATGACGGATCGCAAAGCCTTACCCTTCTCCTTCGGGTCTTTAGGCATATTGAGACGCTTGTCCCGCTCGGTCAGATTGATGACTGGAGAGGCAAGAAAGATTAGACCAATCAGCGTCTCGTCGTGCTTGACCAAGAAGCCCAACTTACGGCCTGGGGCCGGACGCCAGACTGCCTTGCTCATCTGCTTTTGATAGAAGGCCAACTTTGCGGAGTCGACCTGCTCGACCCAAATCTTGGCTGGGTCGATTTCAAACAAAGGACAGGAGTATGGCTCCGCCTTCGTGAAGTCCATAATTTGCTGTTCCATTATGCTTCGTATTTGGTTCCTTGATAGTACAGGGCCGCGCCGACCTTCCGAGGCTCCATGATGCCGTTGGTCACCATGGCCTTGATAAGCGACTCCGCCTGGTCTCGGTTCAACTTGTGGTCGGAGATCAGTTCCTCAATCAAAGCCCCCCGGCTGACCTTGGGCTTAGACTCAAAGTGCCGGAACTGCTGGCCGACCTTGAGCAACTCGAAACCGCCGGCCAAGGGGGCGACCTCCCAGAAGACCCGATCGTCGGCGTGTTTCAGTTTCAGGGTCAGCGTCGGCTTGCCGTCCGGGGTACGCATCCCGGCCTCCTTGCCACGCTTCGACAGCATGAAGGAGAACACCGGCTGGTCCTTGGACTCCCGGCGGATGTTCAGCACGGCACGGACATAGTTCACAAGTTCCGCTCCCCCCGTACCGCTATACATAATATCTGAGAAGGTCTGGCCGTCTGTGACCTCCTTGGCCTTGGGCTTGCCTTCGTGGTGGATCAGGATGGCGATGCACCCCGTCTCCTTGAGCATCGGCTCCAGCAGCCCACGGCAGAAGTTCGTGACGTCGACGTTGTCGTTGATGTTGCCGCCGATGTAAGCCATCAACGGGTCCAGCACGATTACGTCGAGTTTGTGCCGGACGATAATCTTACGGGCGAGCTGGATAATATCGTTTCCGCGCTTGGACGATTCGTTGAAGAAGTGCAGGTTCTGCCTGACCATGGCCTTCTCGTCGTTGTTCAGCCTCATGCCCGACATGACGCCTTGAAAGGACTGGGCCATGTCGCCGACGTCGCCCTCCGCCTGGAGGACGCCCATCTTCAGCGGATGCTTCGCTGGGATGCCGAAGAGTTCCCGTCCGCAAGCCCATGACATGGCCATCTGCATGGCGAAGGAAGACTTTCCGATGCCGGACTGCGCGGTGATGAGCAGGGAGCCGCCCTTCTGCAACCAGCGTCCATGACCGATCACCGTGTTCGGGTCGTTCAGGACGTCGTAGTTCTCAAGGACGTCGGTCGTGACCTCCTCGGGGAAGTCCTGACCTTCCCGCCAGACCATGAACTCGTCCCAGTCGGAAGCCCCGACCTTGAACGCCACGATCTTCTGTTCGTTCTCGCCGCGCAGGACTCCCCCCAGCCGGCTCCAGCGGGAAGGGTTCTTGTTCTGCGGGTCAGGCTCATGGTCGGCCAGATAGTCATACACCGTATTACGTCGTTCCTCCCATTGCTCCTTGGTCTCGGCGTCGACCCGCACCCAGGCGTGGACAGACTTGCCGCCCGAGTCGACGAGCAGGCTGATGGGCAGGTTCGACTGCTGGAAGATGGCCACCTGTTCGTCCTTCGGCTTCTTGTCGAACTCGACCAGCACATGGCGGTAGGCGGACACCGCACCGTCCGTACCCGTGAAGTCGTCAGGGGTGAAGGGGTTAATCCGAATCCAAGCCCCGGACTCCGAGGCGGCGAACTTGCCGGCACCTACGGCACCGGGGCCGAAGAACTTGGTGATCCATTCGGCGCGGGTCAGGAACAGACCCTTGGACGCCGGGAACCACTTGCCGTCTTCGGTCTGGCCGGCCTCGTTCGTGATGCAGATGACGTCCTCGTTCGTGAAGCAGTTCAGCAGCACGTCGGCCGTCGTGAACGGCGTCTGGGCGTCGGCCAGCTCGGCGACCCGGGTGGGATCGAAGACGAAGCGACCGTTCGCGCCGACCCTACGCTCCCTGCCGGCGACAAGCCAGCCCTTCTGGCGTTCGTGCGGCTTGACGTAGGCATCGTTCAATTTGTGACGCAGGTCTTTCTCGCTCCACGGGGGCGAGCAACGGACGTTGAACTCCTGCAACAAAGCCCAGGCGTCCGACCACGGAAGGTCGAACCCGTTGGCGAGGATGCTGGCTGCACGGTAGGTGGCGGGGTGTCCGCCTTGGCCGGCGACGGCGGGGGGCAATTTGGCGAGATAGGCTCTCGCCCCGGAAATACGATCTTCGGTGGTCATCAGAGCGTTCCCCATTGAGCGGCCATTGCGTCGGCGATGCCTTGGAATGTCTTCGACCTGTACTTCATACGTTCAAGCGGCTTCATCCTCATGGACTCAACGTGCCAGATGGGGTCTTTGCGGCCGTCCTTATAGGTATAGAACTGCGGCTCGACAATCTTTGTAGGAACAAGCTCGGGCAGGTCTTTTAACCAAAGGCCGGTCCTCTTGGAGTGAGGGTCTCCGAATTGCCAAGGCTGGACGTACTGGGTCGGCTTTCGGTATACGCTGGAAAGAATGCCGACGGGGTTTTCCAAGCAGATGCGCGGAATGTTGCATTCAAACATCGCCTTGAAAAAAGCGATGGCGTCTTCGCGCTGCTGATGACGGTCAGGGAACCTGTCCTTGAATTCAGGCTTGAACCACTTGTTCCCGGTCACGGTCAGGTATGTGCAAGGAGGATGGCCAATCATCATGTCCCAGCCCTTGTCGATGACATCAAAAACGCTTCCCTGATAATGCGGACCGGAAACGTCGGTCGGGAGCAGATCGCATGACATGGCGTCGTGACCGGCCTTGATAAAGGCATCACGCACCGTGCCGGAATATTCACAGGCAATTAGGATTTTCATAGGTGGCGGATTCGTTATCCCCCCGTACCCCCTATGCGTCAACCGTAAAAGTATTTCATCTGACACCGCTTACCGTCGAAGAACCGCAGACGCAGTTTCTTCATCTTGCCGGCCTTCTCCATCTCAATCAACCAGACCCGACCTGTCGAAAGATGTACGCCCCATTCCTTCGACCATTGCTCCATGTCCTTGAACCCCTTCGGCACGGGGTCGGCGTGTCCGGCCTTGATGGCCCAGAGTTTCTTCAGGACGTCGTTGGCCTTCATGTCAGATGGGCAGAATCCACTCGTCCTGATCGTGGGGCTGCTCATGCACCCACGGTATGAGTTTCTCGTCGTTATAGTAGCCAAAGACCATGCCTTGCGACCAGGCGAACGTGGCCCTGCGCGTATTGGCATAATCCATAGCCCCCCGGCGGGTCAGGGTGCCGACGCTGATGCCCGTCGGAGTATCGTCCCGTCGACCCGTCATGCGGCCGACCTTATGGGTATGGGCGAAGATCACGTTGCCGTACATCTCGGCCATGTCCCGGGGTGCGTTCTCCCCGTAAACGGTGCCATGGGTGAACTTGTAGTTGGCCAACTGGAACGCCTGCCAGATGCCCGTGTACTCAACGAAGAGGGCTTTTCGCTTCCGACAATGCTCGGTGATATCGTTGATCAGGCGGAGGGCGTAGCCAGAATAGACTTCGTCGTCCGAGGCGGCTTCGCGCCAGAGCCTAACCTCATGGTTGCCGGCCAGCACGACGTTCGGGCGGAGCTGGTCTAGGAACTTCAGCCCCCCGCCGATGTCCGGCTCCACGGCGTCGCCCTTGCCCCGCGCCGACGACATGAAGGGGGTCATGTCCACGAAGTCGCCTAGGTGGACCGTCATGTGGGGCTTGAAGCGATCCTTGAACTTGAGGACGCCAGCGATGGCCTTCGGGTCGGCATACATCCCGTGGGAGCAGCCGACCGCCATGAACCTTTTCCAGCCCTTATTGATGTTCATTACTGTTAGGCAGGTGTTTAGGGGGTCTCCCCGTGCCGGCGTAGACGAAGGACATCTTCATGCGGTTGGCGGCTTCTTGGATAGCGCGAAGGGAATAGCCGTATTCGTAGGCCGTTTCCTTAGTCGTAAGCCCCCGCCCTATGGCCTGGGGGATGATCGTCCGTGCCGGCGGCTTGCCGTACTTGTTGACCCGTTTCAAGTTGTTCATCGGTTCAGCAGGTTGACGCAGGAGTGCTGGCCGTTGTGCAGCTCCCAGAACTCGACGTTCGACCGGCGGAGCGTCGGCAGCACCGTGCGCTTCCACTTGGCCATGGCGTCGGCGAACTCGTCCCGGCTGTAGGCCACGAACTCGGGATGCTCGACCTTGCCGCCGTCTAGGATTACCAGCAGGGCATGGCAACGGCGGGGCATCTTATGGGTGTACTCGGTCAGGTTGATTGGGGGCTTTCTCATGTGCGATGTTTGGAGGGTTTGAGTTTAAGGTTAAGGTGTCGGGCGGCTTCGTAAAGGCTGGCGCGGCGGTAGCCGTACTTGGCTTGGACGTCGGCGTAGGTCAGGCCGGCGGCGTGGGCTTCGATGACCGCTTGTTTGATTTTGCCGTAGTTGTTGGGGCGGGAGGTTGAGGTTGCCATTTGTTCCAAGGTTTGGCCATCAGTTCGTTCCAGCGATCCCGGTCGGCTTTGGTGGTCTTCTGGACGAGCTTGGCTTCGTAAGGGGTGAGGGAGGCTTTTATGAAGCGCGTATTCTTGCAGGACATACCGACCTGCTTCGGGTGCTTCACGGCTGCTTGCCCTCCTTGGCGGGTTTGTCTTCGCAAATGCGATACCTTCCTCCCACATTGGAAAAGGTGTAGCATCCGCAAGGCTTACCCTTCCGGCATCGGCGTTCAGTCCACTCAAAGCAGGAAAGGTAAGACCAAACGGCATAGAGCAATGCTCCACCAGCCGCACCGATGATGAACCATTCGGCGCTCACGGCTGCTTGCCCTCCTTGGCGGCGTTCCAATCTGCCTCTAGCTTCTTGCGGCGTTCGTAAGGCACCTCCCAGTCAACCATGTCAACCATCGCATCCCCGGCCTTGGTCAGCCGCTCGACCTGTTCCTTGAGGTCTATCTTCTCATCGAGGATTTGCCTAGCCGTCAAAGCGATGTTCTGAAGTTCGTGCTGTTGCTCAAGATACTTCGTGTT